ATAGTTAAAGGTGGTGGGAAGAAGATTATGTCTTCTCAAAAATCAAGACTCTATAGATTACTTTATGAGGTTGATCCTGCTATCATACCTTTATTGTTGGGAACTAGTGTTAAAGTGATACAAGAAAACGGAAAAGTTTATTGCCTTACTCCTTGGAAACAATCAAGACTAACACTCCTTAAAAAATGTCATGAGTCATTTTATCAATTTTTCACTTATTTCCATGACCTTGTTGTTGTAAAATCGTTTAATTACCCTCAAGCATTTGACTTTTCTTCGCTAAAGATTTTGGCATTCTTCAACCAAACTAGGAGGTTAGAAGTTTGGCTGAGTGGTTTAAGGTACCTATACTTCAATATGACTGGCATTAGGGCAGATATCACCTCTTCTATGAGTTCTATGTGTCAAATATCTTACGACCCTCTGATGAAATTATTACAACACAATTTGCCTCAATCAATTCTCCCAATTTTGGATTCTTTAAAGAAAAAACAGACATTTTGCTTACTGTTAAATAAGAATGTGGCAGACATAAAGTTTCTTTACAATTATTTTGATGCTCACATATTTATGGCTAAATCTCCTGTTGACACAAATGTGGAGAGGTTGATAGATGTGAAAAATGTCTTGCTGGTACATGAAGATTTTGTGAACAATAGTTTGGGTAAAAACTTAACATTAAATGTTAAAGATTGTTTAATGAATGATTATATGATTCACTATGGATTGTGTGAATGTATAGGGTCTTACATATCCAAAGAGATTCTTCTGAAAACAAATAAAAATGCTTTAGGTGCAACTTTTGACAAAATACTGTCAGAGTCATTCACAGCTATCAAAACAACTAAAGGCATGAGAGATAGAAATGACAAGGATTTTGGCGTGGGAAAAAAGGGTAATCAGATTGTTTTTTCAGAAATGTCAGAGGATTTAATCAGGGACAGCTTAGAAATCTATAAATCTGATAAAAAGGCCTATAAATCTTATGTTAAAAACAAGAAAGTCTCTTTTCTAGATAAGATTAAGGAGAGTGTTGGTGAAGGTATGATTTTTGACTTAAGACCTAAGCTGCAATATAAGGGGTCAAGAGAAATATATGTCATGGATAAAACTTCCAAAATTTTACAACAACCCTTAGAAAAATTTTTTAAAGAACTCTGTACTTGTTTAGAAAATGAACTAGTGCATAAACCCAGTGAAGTAAGACCTAGAATAATACATTCAAGAGCTAGTTTGAGCAGTGAAAAAAAGATAGAGCTTTATTGTACCATGGACTGTAGCAAGTGGGCATCAAAAAACAACATTTGGAAGTATTATTACATGGTCAAAGGAATGGAATCTTGCTTGCCTCAAAATTTTTTGGATTATTTTTACTTTTTTTGGCCTAAGATGGCTGAAAAAGTTTTGAAAATAGATTTAAAAGTTTTAAACAATTTAAAAAAGAATGTTAGAACAAAACACCTAACTAGATTTTTTGAACCAGAGCTAACTCAAATGTGCGAATCAAATGATCCTAAAATTTGGTCAAAAAGGTTTTTAAGCTTGAAAATGCCTTATGGGTTTATGATGGGCATGTTCAATTACCTATCTTCGTTTTTTCATGCTGCCAGCCAACTTTATTTTTCCAACCGGATCTCACCACTATTAAACGTGGAATCATACTTTTTTGCTCATTCTGATGATAGTGCTGGGGTGATAAGTGCCAGAAGTCTAGATGATGCACTTAAATGTTTCTCAGTTTATCAACTCTATCAAAAATGTTTAAACCATTTAATATCCTATAAGAAAAGTAACCTGAGTGTTAGAGGGTTCGAAATGATTTCAATAATGTACTTAAATAAAGAATTGCTACCTCTCACACATAAATTTATAACCAATGTTTCATACAATCCAACAATGATGGGATACTCATCTGATATGTCGTCCGCCATAAGTAATTTGGTTGATATATATACCAATGGAGGAACTTTGTTACAATGTCATGCAAACTTTATGACTCACCAAGAAATGATTAGGAAAATATACCATTTACCGGAGGTTTTAAGATCGGGGAAAATACCTGTCTCACTAGGTGGATCTATATGCTGTAACCCCATTTTGTACATAGTTTTGGGTAGTGCTGCTTTTGAAGCTTACAATGATCTATGTCTAAATGAAAAAGAATTTGCTGCCAAATTTTTGACATATAAAGAGTTTGGCAATTATATACCAGGATATAGTTCTGGCATAAAGTTCGTAAATCCAATTTATAAACCATACTCTGATAGGTTTAATGCTGATGAAAAACAAAGAGAAATAATGAAAGTTTTATCCTTGTGGGGTGGTGATTCAACTATTGACCATTTGATTAAGTACAATAATGATTTATATGATTTTAATTTCTACCACAGTACTCTGAATCTGTCTTCAGACATGTTATACATTGCTTCTTTATTCTACCCCTATAAAATCTACACAGACAAACAAATATACAATTTTAAGAATTTTAAAGATGTGATCCCTTTAATGAATATTAAGGATGACTTTAAGTCAGATGTTGTCTTCGAAAAAATGAAGATCCACAAAATAGTTGAAT